AGTACACAAAATTTCTTACAAGGAATGTTCAATTATTCATCATCTTATAAAGCTGTTTGCTGTACAAATTATACATATTATATTTGGAAAAAAATATACCCAAACAGTAAACTTTATATTGAACACATGGAACACTCAGATGATTATGTTACAATTATTTTGTATGAGGATGAAAGTGATTTCCAAAAATTTAGGATCTTGCACAAAATAATGATGAGATTTCATGGTTATAGTGATAGTGATAGGAAAACAAACTGTCAACCATTTTTTATGGAATTTGTATCTTTAATGTCATTTAATGGTATGATGCTATATCCACAAATAAAAAAATCAAAAGAAATAAATTTAAATCTACCATGTGTTGGTTATCAAACTGATATTGAAGCTGGTTATTCAAGAGTGGGAGAATGTATGAGAGTTGGTTGTAATCAAAGTTTTTTATACTTTTTCCAAAGACTACACAACATTTGTGTTGCAGAAGCTTACTCAATATTACCAAACATGTACAATAATCATAATGAAACAATTCAAGATTTGTTGAATAAACCAATAGAACTATTTGGGTTGCCAGATATGTTGCCATTATTTTCATTGTATTGTAGAGGGAATGGGAACAACTATAGATTATATAAATATGGTGATATTTCTTTAAAAAAGGAAATACAATTTTTATATAAATATGCCAAAAAAGTAGAAATGGAGGAAGGTTATCTATCAGAAAATTTAGACTATAATTATGGATTTTTAAAAGCAAAATTTAATTATGATTATAATAATAAAATATTATATAAGTTAAGGAAGGTAATACAATGGGACAATGATAAACTACAAGATTTTTGGTTAAAACATATCTCTTATAAGTTTATTAAACCAAGAAACAGAGAATTGTTGATTGATTGGTTAAAATCAATGTTCTTTAATAGAAGTTTTGCAGAGGCTTATGTGAAAAGTAATAGAACAAGGATGACTATGAGATTATCCAAGTTTGTGAAAGCAAAAATTATAAAAATTGTTATCAAATCAAATGAACTATTAGGTAAAAATATAAATGAAACAGGGATATATAGTATAAGAGAGTATAAGGAAAAATTAAAAAAAAA